TAGCTTTCGCTCCTGTACCATTTTCTACAGCGTTCAATGTGTTTGCAGTCTTCCACTTCGCCAATCTGCTTCTGTTCTTTCTTCGCCATCGGCTTTCCCTGCCAGTATACTTCACCCCAGCAAATCCCAGCATGAGCGCATGGGATGGTGGGGCAGGCCTCGCAAGGCTTCACGCCCCGCTCCCGGGGACATAGACCAACGGCCTCCCGCCTCGACTCTCGACGTACTGCAACGACGCTTTGTCGAACCACAGCATCACGCGGCCTTCCCACTCGCCGTTGCGTTGCTTCGGGCAAAGCAGCAAGCAATCAGGCTCTTGCGAATACTTGTTGAGCTTCGACATATCGTTTGATGCGATGGCGTCTTCTTTTGGTTTGTTGCGCCAGACAATAAATACATTGTCAACCATGTCGGTTATAGCGCCGGAACCTTTTACGTCCATTTTGTTTGGCGGGGTGTCCTCGTTTTCTCCTTTGCGAGAATGGACCACCAAGTGAACGTGTACGTTGAATTCTGCCGCAAACTCCATCAGTCTGTCAACAAAAGCTTTCTGTCCGTTGTAATCATCTTCCTGAAAACCGCACTTTGCAAGCGAGTCGACCAGAAACTGCGTCACACCATAGCGACGATAGGCGTATTCAAACACTTCCAAGATGCGCTCACCCTTGGCAGTCCCACGGACATTGAACAGCCACAGACTTTCACTCAAGTATTCACGAATCTTTTCACCATGCTCGACGCTTGGCTGATTCGTCGCTCCAGATTGACGGTACATGCGGGCCAAGAGACGCGGCGGCGACATTTCCATCGACGCCACACACCAGCGTTGGCCCTGCCAGATCATCCCGACCAGCACGTGGCCGAGAAGCTGCGACTTGCCGTGCCCGTTGATACCGTTCCACACGCTAATTTCGCCGTCCCGGATGCGCACGGTGGAGAAGGTTTTCTCCCAAGGCAGGGTGTAGCCCCGAGCTTCCGGCGGGCTGTAAAACTCGTCCATGGTCGCGTCGTGGAACTCGGAGGCTGACTTCAGCTCCTCGGGGTCCATGGACTTGGCGGCTTGGAGCGCGGCGTAAAGATCCATGCCGGCCATTAAGGCTTCGTTGGCATCTTTGTGCTGGCCAAGGTCGGGAACCAAGCAGCGATGCCGACCGATGCGTGGGAGCACCTCGGCAAGCGCCTCCTGGCCGGCATCGTCGTTGTCAAAGGAGAGGTAAACCGTGTCAAAGCGCAGCAACCGGCTAAACTCGGCTTCAAGCCAGTTCTGCTTTTCACCCTTGCCGCCGCCCCTGGGGACGGACAACGCCGGGATGCCGCACTGGCGATAGGACATAGCGTCGAGCTCGCCCTCGGTGATGACGACGTACCGAGCCATGGGGTCAACAGCCTGCCAGCCGAACAGCACCGGCTCTGAATCGGGCGACGTGAACATTTTCTTTTTGTCCGTCACGTCCCGAAATTTGATAAATTTCAGCTCGGCGTCGTGTAGATACGGGAACACGGCCACGTTGCCGCTCTCCCCGATCTTGAACAGCGCCATGGTTTCCGCGCTTAAGCCCCGGCTCTCAAAAAACGCCTTCACCGGCCCCTTAGGAACCGTGCACTTCGGCTTTTCGGGCAGCTTGTAGCTTTTGCGCTTCGGCTCAAACGGCGGACGCTCGTCCTTGATGCCGAGCCAAGACTTCGCCCAGGCAATCGCCTCGGCCACGCTACAGCCCCGTACAGCCGCGCAAAGGTCAATCAGGTCGCCACCCTTGGCCGAGTCGGCAAAATCGCGCCAGACGCCTGTTTTGGGACCATGTAGGCACACCCCGAGAGAGTCGCCGGCCTCGCCACTCGTGCTGCCGCACTTCCATTCGCCGCGAACCGGACGGCCGCCAGGGAGAAGTTCCCTGCATACGCTCTCGGCGTGGGCGTTGAGGCGGTCGGAGATTTCCGAGACGGTGAGGGGCTTGCTCATAACGCCCCCGCCCAAAGGGCAGATCGGTCTTGCCTGCGGCCCTGGCCGTTCATCTTCGCCGTCAGCTGGTCAAACTTCTCGCGGAGTTTTTTCGTGCTCAGGATGTTTGAGCACCAGAATGAATCCCGCTGGCACCAGTCGATGACTTCCGCCACCTCTTCGGCTGTCCGCTTGTCGATGCGCAGCATGAGGTCCACATGCTTGGCCCAAGCCTTCGCCTCCCCGGTCTTAGCCTTGGGGTTCGTTTCCAAAATCCGAGCGGCGAGACGCTCAGCGAGTTGCACCGCTTCGGGGCGCAACGAAGAAGTATTTTCTTCTTCTCTGTTCTGTTCTGTTCTGTTCTGTTCTGTGTTTTTTTGCGTTCGCAAGCGTTCGTCTGCGTTCGCATTAAATTTCTTCTGTTCTCTCCATGCCTTAGCTCGTTCGGCTGAACCGTCTTCACGCTTCGGCTGGCGCTTATCCCATGACGCTAAAAACTCGATTCCGTCGTCTGCGTTCGCTATCAAGCCAACGTGGTTCGCTTGCGTTCGTATGCGTTCGACTGCGTTCGCATCCATGTCGAGACACACAGCGGTCACGTCATCGCGCCACCCGTCGAGACTCCCCCGTGGAGAAGATTGGGAGGCGTGCTCAAGCATGGATTGCCACACCGCCAGCACTTCGGTCAGTTTGGCGTCAGCAAGCTTTGCCAAAAGTCTGAATTTCGGATCTGAAACTGACCCATGATACCAGCGAAACCACTCCATAATTATATCCCCATCTCCATCACCAGCTCCCGAACCCTGGCGTCGTAGTCGTCTGCGTCCACGGCCGTCTCCGCGATGACGCGCTTGCGGGCCTCGTAACGATCCTGGCGGGCACGGATGGATTAGGCATTATCCCGCACACGACGGCGCTCTGATTCGGGCTGGCGCAGCATGGCTAGACCTTTTTTAAAGCATCAAAAAACAAAGAGTTTGGGCTGTTTCCATCAACACCCAACACAGCTTCGCGCAGGTCTTCCATGCTCACCTCGGCATCCACGCGCTGCGGAACTGGCACGGTGTCGGTAGCCTCGGCCTGCTCCACCATCCACCCGCCAATCGCTTCGTAGCCGGCCCCGTCGATGTAGTTGTCCACGTGCTGCTTCTGGCCTAGTTTCCGAGCCTGTTTGAACAGGATTGCCATATTGACAGCATCAAGAGGCGTAAGGGCCACGGGCACGCCAAGGCGTTGGGCTAGGTACACGCTGTAGTAGCCGGCAATGATGGCAAAGCTGTCCTCAGGCTGGCCGTGGGTGTCGATACGTCCCTGGGTAATAGTCTCTTTCGCGTCGTCTAAGATGCTGCCAAGTTTGCGATCGCTCATGCCTTCACTCCATCCAACCGGTATTCTAAGCGTTCCAACTTTTCTTCGATCTCCGCGTCCACAGCATCAGCTCCAAACAACAGCCGCATTTGGCCGGCCATTATGATCACGTCGGCAATCTCGGTGATGACGTTGACTGCTCGGCCGCGTTTGTTGTGCTGGAGAGCCAAAGTCAGTTCGGCGCACTCTTCGATAGCCATGTCGATCTGTTTGGATTCGCCGAATGTCGTCAGGGCGCGCTTGTAGATGCTTTCGTGATCTATCACGCTAAACTCCCGTAAACGGTTGCTGGATGGCGTCACGCCACACAGGTTGCTCGAAAAGCGCGTCGATCTCGCCCGTGATTTCGTAGGCGTTCTTGTGTTCCGGTCGATAGTACGATCGGCTGCGGTAAGCGTATTCAGGATTGAAGCGATTTTTGGTAAACGACGCCGCACGGCCAGAACACTTTCCACTGCAATACTCATTTCCAGGAGCGCACATGTTGGTGCAATCAGGCGCGGCGCATTCCTGCGGCGGAAGGTGACGGCGGGCGGCCCTGGCGCGGTTGTCAAACAGCTTCTTCTTGGCGCGAGTCTTGGCGTTTTTCGCCATTTCCTTGAGCGCTCTAACGACGTTGCGAAGCTCGGCCTCATCCATGTCCGAATAATTGCACGGAATTGTTTCGCTCATTGTACCACCATCGTCATCGCGTACGCACCTTTGGAGCAGGCCGACCCGCTGCGAAAGCACGTCTTGTTGTGGTCCCTACACCGTGCCGCGCACGTCTCGTAGTCCGTGCGCCCTAGGCCGTAGATGCACTGGAACTTCTTACCCAACCGCACCATCTCGCTCGTGCCCCAGGCCTGATTGTCTGCGCGCCAAAGTGTGCGGCTCATGTTACAGCGCCTCCCCGCTCTCTTCTCGGCGGCGGCGATCCCAAACGTCTTCAAGCTCCTTGATGGC